TTACCTTTATGAAATAGCATCTAGAAATATGGATATCAAACAGTATTTAAATAAAGAATGCAAAGAGAATAATAATGGCAAAATACGCAAGTACTAATTTTGATAGCACTACTCTTATTGATACAAGAGAATCTAGGGGCACAGTTAGTAATGAAGCCCAACCTGGAGGAGATATAGTAAGTGGTGTTCCTCCAGATAGAGATTTAAAATTGTTTAAGACAATGTTAGAGAATGATGTAATCATTTCTACTACTATCGATGCCTCAGTTGATGTAATCACTTGTAATGGCTATGACTTCTATCCAAGAAAATATCAAACAAAAACCAACAAGAAAAAAGCAAGAGATGTTCATAATTCATTTAAATATGATATGAATTTTGATGAAGTTTTGGATAATCTCTCTCGTTGTTTACTTACATATGGGATGGGGTTTGTGGAACTTAGGGCCACCAAAAAAAAGATAGTGAAGGAGTTGTATGTTCTTGAAACTACAGAAATGCGAATCAAATACAATGAGCATGGGGAGATTGGGGGGTACTTTCAAGTTGGTACCTTGGGCCAAGTAAAATTTAATCCAGAAGAAGTTCTTTATTTTAAAACAAAACCATTTGGAAGTAGAGTATACCCTCTTTGGCCTTTAGAACCTATAGCCAAGGAATATAGTTCTAATGTATATGCCAACACTTATTTGCAATCAATTTTTACTAATATCCCTCCTCAAGCTATGTATATATTGAAGAGTGCAAATGCAACTCAAAGAAAAACATTCATTCAAAACTTGCAGATAGTTAAACAAAATCCCAATTCAGATTTAGTGGCTATGGGAGATGCAGATGTTAAAACCAATATCCCTGCATTTGATAATGGGTTGTTGGAGATATTGAAATGGCTTAGACAACAGATTTTTGCTATAACAAGAGTGCCTCCTTTTTGGTTAGGAATCTTAGAAGATGCAGCAAACAGAGGAAATGCTGAAGCTCAAATATTTGCATTCGAAACAAGAATCAAAAAATTTCAACAGATTATTGAAAATAAAATAAATTCTGAGTTACTTCCAAGAATGGGTTGCAAAGATATGGTTTTCAAATTCAATCCATTTAGTTTGAAAGATGAAAAAACATTAATTGAAAATGCTGAAAGACTTAGAGCAATCGGTGTAAAGAAAGAAAAAATAGCAGAATTCCTTACATACAGAGGGTTAACTATTGATGCAGAAGATATTGAAGAACCTGAAGGAAAAGATAAAGATAAGTTAAACAGAGATGTAATCAGTGCAAAAAGAGATAGAATGGATGTTTCTACTGAAGATATGAATGTTAATGTAGATGAAACAGGAATTAGCGAACTTACTGAAGAAAAGGCCCCAGATATACAACAAAGGAGCCAATATGTTATTGAGGAAGGTTACGACCAATATAAGGAGGAAATACTAGAAAAATGACCCCATCATATACCTTATCAGAAATAGAAAGCATGGAACAGAAAAAAAAGTTAGAAGAACCAAAACCTAAAAAGAAATCTTCTAAAAAAGTAAAGAAAGATGATGTTTGATATATTACTAAGAGATTTTTTAAAAATCAAAAAAGCTAGAATGGTAGATGTAGAAGAGGATACTCAGAAGTATATGGCTTACTATGAGGATGATGAATCAATTCACCTTTATTTGCCTACTAAAACCTTAATATATCATACAGTATTTAAAAAAGAAGAAGTATTCTATAGCGAGGATGGAATAGAGTTATCTGTAGAAGATTTCAAATTAACAATATTACAAGGAGCTTTGGAACTTGTATCCATGCCTAAATCACAAAGTGAAGTGAGGATAAATATAGAACAATGAAAAGATTTACATTTGATAAACTGGAAACAAGGGCTTTACAGGTCAAATCAGGCCATCCTAAGTATTTAATCAAAGGATATGCTGTAGCTCCTGATGTGGAACACATCTATAAGTTTACAAAAGACCCCAATACAGGCAAAGTAAACAAAAGTTTCAAAAGTTTATTCACAAGAAATGCCATAGAGAGTATCAACACCCAACTTAAACACAAAAAGATATTTGTTGATGCACTTCATGAAATCGCAAGTAACATTAATTCAAAAGATATCCTTAAACAATTAAAGAGTAAATATGGTGAGGACATCAGCGAAGAACTACAAAATTTGGAAGCAAACATGAATATGAAACAGCTTCCATTGTTTAAACCAGTGAAGTTTGATGTGTTAGATAAAGGGTTATACATGGAAATTGAAACAAACCCTTTCTTTCCTGAAGTTGATGAAAAACACGAAGGATATTATAATGCTATTGTAGGAAGCTTGTTAAACAAGTATATCAATGGAATGAGTCTAAATTTCAAAACAAAAGATGTTATGGAAGAAGACGGAATAGAAAAAATTAATGATGTAGATGTTTTCGGGGTAAGCCTTGTACCTAATGCAGCACTTGGGGAATTTTCTTCAATTACTGAAGTAGCTATGAGAAGTATCCAGGAAGTCGTTGAAACCAGGGAGGAAAAGCAAATGGAAAAGAAAACAGAGAAAACTCCTATTCAAGAAACTAAATCTGAGCCACAATTAGATGTTGCAAAGATGATAGAAGCTAAAGTTGAAGAGGAATTAAAAAAGAGAGAGATAGAGTCTCAAAAGACTCAACAAGAAGAAGAAATGAAAAAAATGAAAGAAGAACTTGAACAACTAAGGAAGGAAAAAGAAAAAGTTGAAGAAAATAAACCTCAACCAAAAGGTGTTATTTCAGGTACATTAACTAAAGAAGATGAGAAACTTTCTGAAAAAGCACTATTGGAAAAAATAGACACCTTGGAACCTGGTGAAGCAATTATGTTACAAGCTGACCCAGAAGTTAGAAAGCTTCTTCCAACATTAGTAAAAGTTCAAGAATATCCTAGGGATAGAATAGGTTGGCAGACAAAAACTGTCTTTAAACCAATACCTCAGGAAATGGAACAACTTCATAATTCATTAACCCGAAAAGAAGGAAAAGACGTGAAATATTAAAATTAAACAATTCGGAGGAATAACAAAATGAGTTTAAAAACTTTAATGGATGTTCGTGCTGCTTTAGCGACTGGAACAAACACTACAGGTGTTTTGGGAAGTGGTGCAGGTGGTGCAGAAATCCAAAAGAAAATCGAAGAGCTTCCAGTGGAAGCTTTCAACAAAGTTACTGATTTAAGACCATTAATCAGAAGTGTTAATATTAATCAATTAGCATTTATTTGGAACTTGGTTACAGAATCTTCAAGTGGTTCAGGAGTTACAAATACATCATTTGATTTCTATGCACAAACTGCTACGGCTACACCGCAACCTTCAAGTAAGGTGCAATTAGTTGCAGTGGCTAAAGCATATAGGGCAGATTATGAGGTTTCTAATTTAATGATTGCTGCAGGAATGGGTAATCAGTTAACAGAAGAAGCTAGCTATGCTGCAGAAGCACTAGCAATTGGTGAAGAAAAACAAATCATTATAGGAGCAAATACTACAGCAGGCGGAAAAACCACTAATGCATTCAATGGACTATATGGTACTATTGATAGTGCAACATATGGTGGACTAATGCTTAATGGTGTAGCTACTAACGCTCTAAACGGTTTAGGAGATACAAGCACACTATATGGTACTGCTCGTTCAACTACTCAAACCAACTTAAATGCAGGTGCAGTAGATGTTACAGGAAATGCAGGTGGTGGGTCAAGAGCAGCTTTAGACCTAAGTCACATGGATTCAGCAATTACTATATCTAACAAGAGAGGAGCTAAACAAGCTAGAAGAGTCTTTTTAATGAGTGAAGAAAGAGTAGACGCAGTAAGTCAACTACTTCAAGCACAACAAAGATTCATGAGCACAGGCAACACTGTTGAGTTCGATGGTGGATTTAGAGTATTAGCATATAGAAGAATTCCAATAATTGGTTCCAGATTTATGGATAACTGTGGTATTGTGAAAGCTTCTGCTGGTTCTATTACAACCCCAGGAAATACAGATGCAACTGCATTCTTGCTTGATTTAGATAATCTATTCATGGCTTATGTTGCAGGTGTAAATGCTACACATACACCAGTTGTTGGTGGTGGAACTACAACTCCAACAAATAGACCAGACCTACAAGGTGGATACTACAAATCTTATGGTGTACTGGTAATGAAGAGATTCGACACACAGGTTGCAATTTTCAACTTGACTGATGTATAATCAGCGTAATTATTAACTTCGGAGGCTGAAATGCCTCCACAGTTTTTACTGTCGAAAAGGAAGTTAGGAGGAAAACATGACACACACAGTTACAGTAAAGGAAACTACTGTTTTCGGAAATAAGGTGATAAAAATAGCATCTATTGATGTAACAAGTTACACAACAGGTGGAGAAGTAATCAGTGCTTCAAGTTTAGGTCTTAGTGCAATTGAGTCTGCAATAGTTTGCGGACAAGAACTGCCAGCAACAGTGACCATTGTAGCTGAAACAGACACTAGCGGAGATTATGCTTCTGGAAGTTCATTTCATTTGTTCTCTGTTGATTTAGATGGAACAAACGCAGAAACTTCAGCAACTGATGACATTGGAGCTAACAGAGTTTTAATTATAGGGCACAGATAAGGGGACTAAGATGGCATTAAGAAAAAAAGTTAAAAAAGAAATCCCTAAAGTCAAACCAATGACTTCACAAGAATTTTGCAAAGAACATGGCATCGGAGGATGCTGTGCTAATGCAGTTCATAGGGTATGGGAAAAACTACGAGGATAATAAGTGGCAAAAGGTTATACAACAACCACCTTAGTTAGTGCTGAAATTCTTCAAACAATTGATGGAAGTTCGACACCAACCAATACTCAGGTTGACCAATGGATAGAGGAAGCAGAAGCTGAAATAGATGAGATGACAGCATCAAGCTTTGTTTCAGCGACAGCTTCTAATTCCATTATTCCCTTTACAGATGAGACCACATTTACAGTCCCAACAACTAATTATTACACTGGAAATGTAAGAGCTGATAGTGGATTAAATCCAACTCAAAACGCATTCTTCCTTCAGGATGAATGTGGAATTCAAAGAAGACCAATTATTTCAATAACAAATTTGTGTTCAAATCAATCTTCTTCATGTGGAACTGAAGCAGATAATTGGGCAACTCTCACTGAACAAACAGGTTCAGGAGGAGATTTTATTGTAGACTGTAGAACTGGAAGAATTACTTTAATGAGATGTAGACCTTATAGGTTGCACCCAAGAGGAATCAAGACAACCTTTGTTTATGGTTATTCAGCCACCGTTCCAGAATTAATTAAAACCTTAGCAACTAAAATGATTGCAAGAAGAGTGCTCAAAGCTAAAATTGACTCTTCAAATTTCCTTCAAGTAGACAATATAAGTCTTGAAACTATGTCTGTCTCAAAAAATACCCAACAAATGGTTACATACCTTAAATCATTAGATGATGAAATTGAAAGACTAAAGGAAAAAGTAATAGGAAATTTCAAAATTGAAACAGTTAGAAATTAAATGGCATTACCATCCAACCCAACGGATAGAGAATATAAGAAGTTTACAACAGACGAAAACGGCAATGTAGCAGTTAGAACTACTGCAATACTAGAAGCAGGTGATATTGAAATAGGTGCAGTTGAAATAAAGAATTCTTCTTCTGATGACAGAGCAACAGTTACAGCTAACGGAGATTTACAAGTTACTTTAGATGGAGAAAGCATAGATGTTACAGCAACTGATTTAGATATTCGTGATTTAACAAGTGCTTCAGATTCAGTTGAAGTAGAACAAACTGACAGTTCTAAACTCACAGTAAGAAATACAGAATACGGACCTGGAGGAAATAAGAATTATTATGCTTCTGTTTCTTTATTTGAGATACCTGCGGCCATTATTGCTGACCCTGTAGCTGGAACATTACTTACAATAGAAAACGGAGGAGCATATGTAACAGGAGATGAAGCTCACGATTCTGCTGACGCAGGAAATCCAGTTAAGATTGGTGGAAAGGTTATAGATTACACTCCTGATACTGAAGGAGAGCAAGGACCAACTGATGTAGCAAGTGGAGATAGAGCAAATACTTCTTTCAATCTCAAAGGAGAATTAGTTCCAGCAGTTAAACCTGAATATAATGATTTGGATAATATTGGAACTACTTATGACGATGACCCTACTACTGCTGTATCTTCTAACTTTACTTGTTGGCAGTATAGAGAATGTTGCATAGGCTTTGAATTAGACAAAGTTTCTACTCCAACAGATATTTTATTTGAAGTAGAAATAAGCTTAGATGGAACTAATTTTATAAAGTA